GTAGATGCAATGCGAACTGCACCGTCCCACAGCTCTGTTTCAAGAGCTTTCTGAGTAATACACTCTATCTGACGCTTAAGTCTTGCAATATGGTCTACACCAAGTAGACCTAGTGTTGAGCGATAGTCTTCAACCTCGACAAAAAATGGTTTAACTTCTAGATAACGAACAGGTGTTGCATTACTTGCTAGTGTATACGAGTTTGTGTCTGTGTCATCCCAGTTCTTAGCAGAGTATACTCCGCTGTCCCAGTACTGAGAGAAGCCACGTACCCACTGGTCTTCGTCTAGATTAGTGACAGGTTTAACACAGCCAAGTAGACCAAAGCCAGCGCTCACAACTTCAGGTGCTTCAAAAACTCCTGTAAAGGCCATATTTAATCTACTTCCTAACTTAAAGTTTGTTTTTACGTTTACTTACTTCGTATCGGGAGCGCCCATTGCTGAGCGCTCCCTCCACGACTTATCGAATTTTAGTATTCGACTGTTGCTGCTGTTGCGCCACCAAGTAGGTCGCGTAGAGCAGATGCTGTACCGTTTACATTGATTGTTGATGTCACCTTAAGTGATTCAATACCAACCTTGGCAACATTTTCGAAGGTTTCAACGAACATCTTGTAGTCGTTTGTACCAACGAGAGTAGAGTCACGGATAATTCCGAGATCCATTGTGCCACCGTCTAGGAACAAGAATGTTCCTTCAGCGAACATGTACCAGATGAATGTATCTGGGAACTCGTTCATTGCACCTGCGTCTTGTGCAGCAAATGCTGCTGTTCCGCCAGCGATATCAAGAGCGTAAGTTACGTTGATACCGCGTGATGCGATGTAGCCTTCGATCTCTGCATATGCATTGAGAGTTGAATCTCCAGGCATTGATAGAGTTAGGTCGGCAGCCATTGCGTCCTTGATCCACGCTGGCATGATAACGCGAAGTGGCGCATCTGCTTCTAGGCGGTGACGTGAACGGTAAGCTGTTGCAGCGCGGCCAAGCTGGACTAGGAAGTCACGAGCAAGACCAACAACAGATGTCGATGTAACAGCTGTTGATGCTGTGCCGATCTTTGTTAGAAGGTTGCCTTCAGCTTCACGTGCGTGCTGGATTAGACCAAGCTCGTTGTGACGAGCGATCAATTCAGGATATGCACGAGTTAGAAGGTTACCAAACTGTAGCTGTAGTGTTACAGCGTCAGTTGAGACTGTTGTCTCAGATGCTGCTGCTACAGTCAAGCTTAGCTTAGCTGATGGTGATGGTGTTTCTGCTGAATCGTTTGCAGCAGTCCAGATGCCTACAGCGCTTGCGTAGTCAGATAGGATTGGTGGAACGATGTAACGGATACCGCCACGATCTGCTTGGAAGCGAGGTAGTGAATCGCGGACTGGGCGTACTCCTGTGCCAAGACCGAAGATGTCATACTTAACTTCGAATGGAGCCTGGTGTCCGCCAGATGCAACAAGTGCTTCTGGACCGGTTACAGCCTGGATCTTGTTCCAGTTAGATTCTGCATCTGTTGTCAGAGTGCGCTCTTCTGGGAACTTAGTGGTGACAGAAGCAACGATGTGTTGTTCTCCATCTCCACCATTTACACGACGAAGTGTATGAATGCGCTTTGCCATTGCTTCTGCAACGCCATTCATGTCGTCGATTGTGCTACCGGCTGTGTAACCAGGGATGTCAGCGCCAGCAGTGATTGCCACTGTAGCATCTGCAGCCTGAGTTACTGGGCGACGGTCAGCTGGAGCTTCAAAAGCTCCGTCTTGAGTTGCGGCGGCGGTCACTGGTGCCTCCTGATCTTTCTGCGCTTCTGGCGCATCTGTTGGGGTTGGTTCTGTTGCAATTTCTTCTTCTGCAACTTCAGCGGATGCGACGACTGTCTCAACTGCTTCTGTTACAGGTACTTCTTCAACTACTTCTTCAACAGAAAGTTCAGCTGCAGGTTCTGCAACTACTTCTGCTGTCACTTCTGTTACTGCTTCTGCAGTATCGTTTGAAAGCTCAGATGCTTCTTCAACTGTGTTTGACGCTTCTGTCATAGGGTTTGCCTTTTCCTTTTTCTTGTCTTCGTCTTCTTCAGCAGGAGTTTCCTCTGCTTCAGGAGCCATTGGTTCTTCTTCAACTGGTGCCATATCGGCAGCAGCTTCGGTTTCTTTCTTAGGATCAGCTTCTTCAGCAATAGGCTCTTCAACGATCTCTATTACTTCCTCAGCTGGGGCTTCACCTTCTTCAGGCATTGCAACATCCTCGCCTTTAACGCGCATAGTGGCTTCTGCAGCACGAGCGGTTAGCTCCTGTGCGTTTGCCTCGCGTTGCTTGATTTCACCGCGAACGGTGTCAAGCATATCGGCTAGGGATGTCATGGCGTCTACTGTTTGTGGAGTAGGATCTTCCTTTTCAACCGTCTCGAACTCGCTTACGATGACGCTTTGTAACTCGACGACTTGTTCGTCGCTAAGCTCGCTAAGCGTATCTAGCATTCCTTTAATACGGTCCACTCTGTCCCTCCTTCGGGCCAGTCATGATGAACAAGATTAGTTAGTTCATCTCGCTTATCAGTCCAAGGCCGAGGGACTCTTGACGCTATTTGCGTAGAGGCACTCCACCTGAATTGAATAATACATTATTTTTACTATTATTATTAAGTTAATAGTCGAAGAAGTTTACTTAACTCAGAAGAAATCTCTTGTTGAGTATAGTAGTCTCCCCCGGACATAAACGACCTTAAACCGCTGGTCGCTTCTTGAGCGTCCTTCTTACCTATCTTATCTTCTACCCTAGAAAGCATATCATCTAGAAGTGACTTTAAAGCTGGAGGTAGATCACTGTAGCGTACCTTCTCCGTATCGCTCCCAAAATCAAAAGGAAGGTTGGCAATTACCTTGCCAAGCTCTCTTGATGAAGAGCGAATATTCTCTAGCGCGTCTTTGTTGAGAGATCCCGCATCAAGTCTATCAATAATCGAAATAAGTTCCGTTCCCGCCTTAGCAGCTCCCACATAGTCTCCAGTGTTGTCAAAGCCTTCTGCTTCCTGTAGTTTATCCATTACTCCTTGAGAACCAGACGTGCCTAAATTAGTCTTGATGCGCGCTAAAACATCGCGGAATTTGCCTTTTTCATCGCGCGGTTGATTCCCAGGGGTATAAATACCCTTGTTTTCTGAATCAACCGCTAATGCTTTTCCCAAGTCACCGTCAACTTTGGTTGAAAATTCAGTAAGTCGTACACGAAGATCATTTAAGTCTTCCTCGGCAATGTCGCTAGACATACTCTTCCAGTTTTCTGGGATTAAGTCTGAGCTATCTAGTCGGCGTGCCATCTTCATAATGTGGCGACGAACAGCAGCTCGCTTGCCTGGCTTTGAGCGGCCGTACGCTTGGATTGAATCCTTTAGGGAGTCAAGGTTTGTGATTGGGTAAGAACCGTCTGGAAGAGCCTTACCTTCCTTGGCTAGCTTCTGGCGTTTCTCACGAGAGATGTATCCGAACTGGTCGTCGTAGCGAGGTTCGCCATGAATGCGCTCGTACGCGGCGTCAGCCTGCGCTGAAAGTTGTGCAGCCTTTTCCTCGCGTACTTCTTCAAAGCGAGACTTTGCTGCATTAGCTTTTACTGAAAGTTGGTCGTATTCTAACTGCTCAAGTTTGTCAATACGAGCGTTCAATTCTGCAACAGGATCTGACTTCATGCGTGCAAGTACCTGGGCACCTGCCGCAACTAATGCCATAACCGCGCCTGAGGCTACACGAGCCCGTGCGATAGGGAACCCTGGAACGTTTACCTGACATACAGCTACTAGCTCAAGATTTCCCTTGATTGGACGCCAGTCGCCAGACGGCGCAGATGCGCGAAGGGCACGAACTTGCTCTGGTGACGCGCCTGGGCGTAGCGCACCAGATACCCAGATACCAAATGCATCTTCACCTGCGTGTACGTCTGCGATAGCAGACGCTGTATCATCGTAGTGACGAGCTGCTGCAAAGGCGTCTGCATCTAGTGATGCGTGGCCTCCAGCTAATGTTAATTGACCGACAGGGACGTCTGTTCCGTCGTCAGAACGGATAACACCCGTGTGGAAGTACGCGTACTTGCTCTTAGAGCGAGGTGGGCGTGTTCCAAAGGACATTCCGATGTGATCTACATGCCATGCTGCGATATGGCCAAACACTCGACCTTCATCATCCACAGTTAAAGGCGTTGCCTTTCGTAACTCTGGATTATTGAACCATTCGCGAGGAGGCGTGACTGGTATAGAACCAGCAACAAGTCCGCACGCAACTAGCGCAGAAGCTTCTACGGGATCCATATCGTCCGCGTATACTCCGTCTTCAACCACTACATCCTCCTTATTATTACTCTCGTCTGTGACGAGGTAGATCTGGCACTCTTGGAAAGCCGGTTTAGGGACAAGCGTGACTGCCATCACTCGCGCATGAGTAATCATGAGCTTTTCTTTTCCTATTTTACCAGCATCTTCTTCTGGGTCATTCCCTGCAAGTTCAGGTTCAACCTGGTTTGCTTCAAACTGATCTAGGTCCGCAGAAATTCCACGGATAAAACCTTCACGCACTAAGCGCTCGGCTTCTCTGCCGTAGGCGCCTGAGTCAAATACTCCGCGGGCATTACCGATACCACCAGGGATACGCTCCATATGGTCAATACGTCCTACTACAACTGAGCCGTTATGACCTTCGTCAGACTTAATCTGCCACATTAAGGGCAGAGGCAAATCTCTAATTTCTATTGCGTCTTTCTTAAAGCTACGGCCATCGCCGGATTCTGCAGTCTCGGGTAGAACAAGAGGGATACGGAACAGTGCTCCAGCAGGCTCGGTCTCTACCGAGGCAGTTAACACTCTATTGCGAGCGTCGTTTGCCTTGGCTGAAAGTACTGAAGCCTCCATAACTTTTTCGTATGGAAGTAGTTCATCCACTGAGAATTCTCCTTTTTTCATTCCTGGATTTCTTTTATCTCCAGGCCACATGCCGGTCATTTCCTTATGACGCAACGAGCAATAGCCCTTCGCGCGTGGACCCATGTACTTCTTTAGGTTGCGGTAGCAACGTGTCCAGTCACCAGGAGAGTTCCAGCGAATTTTTAGTCCGCCTTTGCCAACCGTCCAATAACGGCGTAGACCTTCAGCGTTTCCACGATTGCGATCTGCGCCACCTGCTGCGGTCATGACCATAACGTTTCCGTTAGGTCCCCAAAGAACTGTAAGAAGCTCTGCGTCAATAGTTAGTGATGCAATAACCGGGATTGTTCCATCAACCTGTTGAATTACTGATTTTAATGATTCTCCGTCTAGAGGAACTACAGGAGGAGGAGTTGGTGAGTTTAGATCGTTTAGTATCGCCTCGTTGCGTGTCCACTTGCCGTCTACGCGCGAGTACGTCATCGGTGCGTTTGAAGTAGAACTTGCAGGGACTAACGCAACTAAGTCAAGAACTGCCGCGACGTCATCTGAAGAGACAATAGCAAAGAACAAAGGCTGAACGTCGCTTGTGCCAGGGGTAACCTCTTTAGACTCACCAGGTTTAACGTTAGGCTTTGTCTTTTTAATTTCCTTAACTTCAGAAGCTAATTCTGCTTCAGCACTTCCGCGAATAATTGGTTGGTAATACCGCTTGTTTGGGTAGTAGTACTTACCATCTGAGCCTTTAACTTTTTTATTTAAGAAATCTTTAAGAAGAGGATTTTTGTAAGGGTCTACAATAAGTTTAGCGCCTACAATTTTTTCAAGCTCTAGTAGGTAACTAGACTTCTTATACTCCGGCGTTTGACCAGGACCTGTTACAGGCTTAGGGCCAGAGTAGTTTGGCAGCTTGCCAACTTCTACCGGAGCAGGTGTAGCTCCTTTAGGGTTAAAAGCGTTGCGCTGGCTGTCAACGTAGCCAGGGAAGTTAAAAAGTATGCTCCCTACGTCGGCAGGTGAGAATGCTGGAAGAGTTCCAGGAATCTTCGCGCCTGGTCTGTCACGAGGAACACGAGGCTCACCTAGTATACCTGAGGTATCTAACGGAGTTACGTTAATAGTTGAAGTAGGAGCCGTGTATGGGCCTTCTGGCTCTGTTTGATCTGCAGGCACATCAATTTCGTTTCCGCTGTCTAGCTTAACGCGCACGGTAGAATCTGTTGTGTTGACAGAAACAACTTGCCCTGAGCCTCTTGCTGCATCTCCGCCAACTACTACTCTTGACCCTGCTTTAGGCTTTTTTCCAAATTTTCCGCCTTTTTGACGAGGCTGCTCTGCGACGATGTCGCTGCGGTTTTCAGACGTGTAGATTCCGTCGCCTGGTACACCACCTGGTCCACTGGCAATAGGAGCTTCTCCGGCCGCAGTTAGGGTTCTATCAATAAACTCTAGGTCTAATTCAGAAGCTGCATCTAAAAACATGCTAGCTTCTTCTTCGTTAATCTCGAACAACGAGACAGGAGTGTTTGGAGATTCCTGGAAACAAGCAGAAAGGAACAGCGCTGATTCTGGGTCTATCTCAACATGGTTAAAGTTGTCAATAGAAAATTCATCATCAAGTTCTTTGTCGTAGCTTGCAAAGTCGCTGTCAACGCCGTCTAGCACATGCCAGTTCCCCGCGTCCCACACTGAAAGAGATCGCTCGCTGTCGACCTTATAAAGTCTGTCAATACCTGAGCCGTCCATACGAACTCTAGCTACAAACTCTGTCTCTGTTAAATCGTTTGATATTGCCTCTTCAAAAGAAGAAAGATCCGCGCTGTATTCTTTACCAGTTGCATAGTCGTACTCATCTTCTTTATAGCTTGAATCAACGTATCCGTCAGCTCTTACTGCTTTCTTATTTTCTCGAGTGACGATTGCTTGCGCCCAGCGCCACGCGGTGTCGCCACCCCAGAGAGCCCACGCAATACGGCCATTTGACGGAAAACCTTTCTCGCCCGGTTGGTATCCCTCTGCTTTTTTATCGACCTCATGACGAGGAAAATACTTAGCAATATGACGAACTTTTTCAATTCCAATTTGGCCGCCTTTCGCCAACGTGCGTGCGCTGTTTACACCGACAGATGTTCCGCCACGGTCGTGTTCTTTGCGCCACTCTAAACCGCGCTTAGCTTCCTCTTGAGCGCCTTTAGGGATAGTGTACATGCGACCTGCCGCGGCAACTATGCTTACGTCTAAGGTAGTAAGTGCACCGTGCGCTAGGTCCGTAATTGACTCTGTTATTTCAATATCGTCGTCTACCCAAGACGCGGACGCAACTAATGAAGAAAGTAATCCAGAAGCTACGATAACGTTTTCTTCTGCCTCGATAATAACAGCGTTAACGCCGTCGGCAAAAAGAACATTAGTACCGTTCTTTCCAATAATCTCCACGTTACTCTTTCCCTGTCTCTTTGTTGGTAGGTTGCAGATCAAAAACAAGATCTCCAACGTACCCGTCGGCGGTTTGACCGTCCATGTAATCTAAGAGCCAGGCATTGGGACCGTTAGGATCTACTCCGCCTAGCGCCGCGAAGACAAGTTCAATCATACCACTAGCTGTAATCTCTTGATCAGGATCCTCGCTAGATAACTGATCATGCAACTCGGGAAAATCATGAAATACCTGGTCCGTATCGTCGGATGCAACGGCCATGGCAGTCCCTTTAGCTTTGCCATTAGCTGCCGATGCTGCGTGGGCAAGCGCAATCTTTTCTGTCTTAACAGCAATCTTTTCATTAGGCTCGTCGAAAACGTTAGAAAAGTAGAAGTTTGACAAGCCAAGAGTAGATATTCCCAGGTAGTCATCTACCTTAAGTTTCTTAGTGTCTGTGCCTATTCTTTCCATAATCATTGCTTGACGCTTCTTTGCATCAAACATCGGGTTCTTATCGTCACTAAAGACGTACGTGTACCCTTTGTCTGTAGCTACCACGGAGAAGGTATGCTTGTTACTAACTATGTCGTACGCGCGGATTACTTTTATCATTGTGTATTACCCTATCTCCAGTAGCTAGCTGTTAGAATATCTTTAAACTGTTCAAAGTTTCTCGTGCCGGGAGTGAGAAGCTCTGCTGTACGCGCCTCAATAGCGTCTCGATATGCGTTCAAGCTTCCGTAGCGGTCGATGATAATTCTAAGCTCATTTCCGCTAGGAGAAAACGCATCAGATCTCAAGGAGGCAACTAACTTGTCTGCCTCGTTTCTAAACGCCTGAATAAGTTCATCTTGACCCATTCTTTGTAGAAGCACTGGGATAGTGTTTGAGTACACGTTATCGTAAGTTGATAGAACTTGTTCAAAGTTAAATGTATCTGAAGGAGCCATTTGCGCGAGAGAATGATCTATCGGAAGCATACGTAGGCGGGAAGGGTCCGTGCCATCAATAGCAAGAAGGACGTTCCCGTTATGGCGATCTTGATTGTTTATAATAAGATCAAGAAGGGCAATGCGAACAGCGTCTTCAGGAGTACGAAGAGAATCTAACAAGGTTGAGCGAGTAACAGGGACTATTCCATCAGGTCCTTGAATTCCTCCGTTTTCAAAGACGTTTGACAGAGTCTGAGGCTCGCTAGCAAGAGGCAATGAAGAACCTGCCTGTTGCATTACAAGAACTTCTCCAGATGCGTCTTTAATATTTGCTCGTGTCTCGTACATACCTTGGAACCCGAGCGCACGAGTAAGCATTCCTGCTTCTATTTCAGCACGAAGAGGGTCGATCCTGTACTGCTTTGCAAGTTCATCTTTCTTGACGTAGAAAATTTGCCCGGAGTCAGTGTGCTTTACTAGGTACGTATCGTTATATCCCGATTCTTCTGTTCCCAATCTGCGAACTGTAAAGCCAGGAAGTCTATTTTTTGAGATATCTTCAAAGTCAGCTGAGGCAAGAAGATTCCCAACGCCAAAGTCTGTTTGCCCAGCGCGAGGATTATCTGCTGCCGCCTCTGCGTCTAAGGCGGTACGTAGTCTAAACGCATCTGTAAGAGGAAGAGTTCTGTTGTCTCCTGCCATAATCTGATCTCCTACCCAGCGGGAGAGAGCTGTCTTAGCCGCGGGTGAGAGAGTAGCTAAAGATGTGTTGTTTTGGAACGCGCTTCTAATCTCTTCTATATAAGGAGTAAGGGTTTGATTATTCGCTAAGAACTCGTCGCTATTAGCCTTAAGCACAAACTCACGCGAGACTCCAGGACGGTTAAGCTTGTCCTTTATGCGTGAACGAGCTCTACGAATCTGATCATAGTTTATCGCTTGAATTTGTTCTTTTCTAGTAGGATCTAGGCGTTTTACTCCCATCCAACCTGTGTTCTCAGACATGAACTTCTTGCCTAGCCAATTTGTTGCGCCAGGATACCAGCCAACTAGCGCTAGCTCCATCGGAGTTGGGGCCTTGTCTAAATCTACACCACCTCCAGGGATCTTTGCCTGGTCTGCTCTTTGTTTTAGTCTGTCAATAGCAGCTCGCTCTTGATCTGTGTTCGCTTCGCGACGCATGCGCTGAAGTCTCCAGCCTAGATCATTTTCTGCAGAACCTGGTGTTTCCCAGTTAAAACCGTTTAGAGCCCAGACAAACGCGCCTTGATATGATCCTCCACCTGCAGCCTGCACGTGAATCTCTTTAACGCCGTTTGCTATGTACCAGTCTTCCATGTAGCGGTTATACGCTGTTGCAAAACCAGATTTCTTATCTCTAGCGCTATCAATAGACAGATAGTCATTTTTAACCTTCCAGTATCCTGGAGTACCGTCACCACGACTTACGTATGAAAGTGTTCGGTTAACTGTTCCAATTGTACGACCGTCTGAGTCTTTAATACTCATTGAAGTTGTAAAACTCATTGGGACGTTATCTCTAGTTATGCTAGCTTCATCTGTCCCGACTAAGTTAATACTTACGCCTCTGCTTGTAAGAGTGTAACCGTTATTTCCAAAAGTTACGCCGTCTCTAATTCCAAAGGTGTCAAAAACTGCTTTATCTAAACGCTCTTTTATAGCTTCAGCTTCAGCTCGTTTTTGCGTGCGTTCATCACCATCGAGTGTACTTGCAGCAAGTGTTGCAAGAGAGTACTCTACGTTTAGCTTTCTTAAGTTATCAAGAGAGACTCTGTTACGACCGGCAAATGCTATTTCACCAGCTCTATCACCCCACGCTGCAAAATCTGTCTGCACCGCGTCTGGATTTCCAAGACCTTGTAGTTCTTCTGGAAGTTCTCCAAGATTAGCCACACCAGCAATACTTCCATCTGTAGCAACTGCACCTGGGTTTACTACAGGCGCATCAAGTCTGTCTCCAATGTTAGTTGGGACCGGCGGGATTGCTGGGACTTCGCGATTTGGGACAGCTTGAACTGCATCGCCTGTCGCACGAACCTTGAGTGCAGAGCGAACAGCAACAGTTCCGTCATCAAATCGTACACGAACATAAGGAATTCTTTCGCCAGTGCGGTTATCAATGTTTTGCACAGCGATAACTGTTCCAGTACGGCCGTCACGTGATGCACGAATACGTGTGCCTTTACCCATAACCTTTCCAGTTCTATCAAGAACTGTGTTGTCTGGGTGATATCCACGATTTTCTGGTCCTGGGTAAGCTAGAGCTGGCTCTGCCACTTCTGCGGCTGGCTCTTCGACGACTGGCACAGATTCATTAGTAGGTATCTCTTCTGCAGAGTCTCCGCCAATATCGTCAACAAGTTCATTCCATGAATCAGAGTCGTTGTACGCTTTAGCAAATCGATCTTTAACTTCTGTAGTGTTATTGATGAACTCAAAAGAAACCTCAGAGTTAACACCATTTGGACGTATACTTCTAAATCTTATATCGTTCTGAAGTCCATTTTCCTCTAGCCAGTCTGTAAATTGCTGCTGACTATTTATTTCTGAAAAGTCAATGGTATGCGCGTAGCGTGGCGGAGTGTTAGCAGCTTCAGGGACGAAATCATCATTGCTAACGAAACCCCTTAGTCCAGCTTGCTCTTCATCAGTAGGCGCGCGCCAACCGAGTGCTTGAGCGTTTTCACTAGCGAACCACTCTTCAGTATTTTGAGGAGTAAAAGAAAACAGTCCTGCTTGCTCTTGCCATCTAAACAGAATCGGCTCTGTGCCCTCTCCACGAGAAAGAACAAGCATGGATTCGGTGTTTGATGAATTTTCGTAGATACCTACGATCTTGTTGTCATTAGTAAACCCTCTAGGGAACGTAGTTCTAATTAAACTACTAATATTGTTAAGTCCTTGCGTGTCAAAAGGACCAATTGGAGCGGGAGGGTTTACTGGGCGCTCGATAGCTTGACGTTCTCCTGTTGTAGGAGGAAATCTACGCGGCTCCGGTTCTTGAGCGGGTTGACGAAGTATGTCAGGACCCGCAACTTCAGTAATCGCCTCTATGATCTCAGCATCGTCTGCCTCAGACCAATCAAGAAGTCCTTCTTGGTTTATAGCATCACGGATCTTATCAGCCGTTTCATCGTCAACAGTGTTTCCGGTCTGCTCTATAAGATCTCTAATCATTTGAGAGTGCGCTTGAAGTCTCGACTCAGATGTATCAGATTCTGGATCACTTAAGTTGTCAATCATATCTTCAAGATCGCCAGGATCATCACTCATGTCGTTTGATTCTCTTTTAAGCTCTAAAAGAATATCATTGGTGTTGATGTCTTGAAGTTGGATAGCATCACGAAGAGCTTCAACTGGAACTTCAACTGTAATATCATCGAAAGATAGAAGCGCCGCGCCTGAGCCATCGGTGATACCGGCAATCATCTGGTCAATAAGATCTGCAGTCTCGTAGTCGCGAGAAAGAATCTCCGGGTTATCTGTAAATCCATTTTCATCAACTTCCGGTTGAGAAGGAATGTACGCATTTGAGTCTGGGATGTAATAGTCAGGGTTCTCAAAGTCAATAGGTACGTTTTCAATAAGCTGTCCAGGAAGTGGATCTTCTTCTGGCAAAGGCTTATCTTTTTTGTTAGCTGATGAGACGCTGTCTGGAGAAGCGCTCTTAATCTGACGAATCTCGGCTGTAATGTCATCAACAAGTTGCGCTTCCTCTGGAGAGCGAACTCCTCCTTGCGCCTCGATAAGACGATTAAGGTTATTGTTGTTTCCATTTACAGAGTCGTAGATGTTTGCAACTACACGGTTAGGGTCTAGTCCAGCTTCCCACACCGCGTTATAAAGAGCTTCCATTGGAACGTACTCTTCACCTGCGTTAAACTCTAGACGACCAGCGCCTGATGGACGACCCATGTCAGCGCGAGGAATGTCTACTCCGCCCATGTCTTCAGCTCCAGGAATGTCTCCTGCGTCATCTACGTTTGCGTTTAGAATCTCGGCGATTGCTGCATCATCTGATGTACCAACAAGGGCTTCGCTTAACGCAGAAACTAAATCTTGTGGAGTAAACTGCGTAGCTAGCTTCTTAGGGTCATCTGTAAAGTTCGTGCTTGCCTCGTCTACACGACCTTCTGGCTCATAGTCTACAGTACGAAGTTGGAACGCACCGTTAGGCACATCAAAGTTGTTAAATAAACCTGGTGTTGAAGGCTGTGAAGGTGTAGGAGTCTTTGGTGGAGTCCCACCTGTTGGAGGAGTTGGTGGCTCGTCTGGGCCGTCGCTGTCTTCTTGTAAACGAGTAATTAGCTTATTTACAACGTCTACCGCTTCAGCGGAGTTCTCACCGTTAGGGAAAATGCCTTCGCTTGGATTTTCTAATCCGTCCATTAAGTTAAACGCATCTTCAAGAGATGAAATAGCAGACTCTACATCTCCACTTTCAAGATCCTTCTTTGCTTCCTTAAGATGATCCTGTGCTTGAGAGATTCCCATGGCTCGATCTTCAGTACTACCTTCTTCATCCATGTGCTTATCTAAGAAGTCTAGTGCTTTGTCTACGTCTTTAATATCTTGAGAATCAGTCTCGTCTTGCGTGGCAGTGCCTGGTTTACGTTCTGAAACTTGAGGAGCAGAGGCTGCATCATTGTTTTTATTTGCTTCATTTAATCTGGCTACAAGTTTTTTAGCGTCTAGTACAGGATCTCCTGCCATTGGATGTGGAGCAGAAGGGCGTTCTATGACTACGCTTCTATCACCATTGTCTGGACCTCTCCAGTTACCATTACGTTCAGGTTTTGGAAGTGTTAAATTAGAAGTATCACCAATTAAATAAAGAGTAGCTATCTGCCCTTCTACCGCAGCGCGTTCTCTATTGCGGACTCGTCCGTCGCGCATGCGCCCACCAAGTTGGCCAGCACCAGTTCTTATTTCATAGCGAATATCAGTGCCTTCGATAACACCTTCTGTTGGCAGATCTTCTGGGCTTGAAAAGTCACCGACTTCACCTTGGATCCTAGCGTAGTTTTTCTTACCCTCGTCCCACTCTTCTCTTGTTTTCTTGAGAAGCTTTTCAATTCTTTTGTCCATCTCTGTAGGAGCTGGAGGATTCTCAATAAGATTTCTGATCTCAGCATCAATTTTTTTATTTTGCTCGTCTGTTAAAGCTGGCAGTGGGTCATCACTTGCTGGAGGTCCTGGAAGTCTATTTCCGTCCTTGTCAAAGAAACCTGCTCTGTAGTCTGCGTCGTCTGGCTCTGGGCCAAAACGCACGTAGTCAGACGGACCATCTTCAAATCTAGGCAGCAGGATCTCTTGTATCTTGATCTCTTCTGGCTTAACAGGTTCTAGCTTGCGACCGCGCTTGTCTTCCTCGGCAGTAATCCAGTTTGGAATGTCAGCCTCGGCTGCATCCCATGAATCGTACTCTTTATCATTAGCGTAGAACTTGCCGTCACGCATGAATATAGCTTTGGCAACAACAGGGTTTCCATTGTCATCTGCATATGTCTTGCTGTACTCGATGTAAGGGAGTCCTTCTTCACCAAGTACTCTATCTGCACCGATTCGTCTAGGTTCAATGTCTGCTCTTGCACCTGGCCTAACGGCGCCTTCCCAGCCAGCAGGGACCTTGTTGCCATTTTGGTCGACTCCGCTATCAATAAGATTTTCTAGTCTATCGAACTCGGCGTTCTGTGCTGTTCTAGCATCGAGGCGAGCCTTAACTACTTGCTGTTCTCCTGAAGTATCTTGACCCTTAACTACATCGTACGCTTCTTGGTCATTAGTTGCAAGATCATTAATGTCTGCCCAGTTAGCACCTTGGCCAACCTTACCGGCAAGTGAGCCGTCTTCGTTTTGGCGATAAAGAGTGTATTCGCCGTCGGTAGCTTTTATAGTGTAGTTATCGTCAGATGTAAATGTATTGTCGTCTACCTTTGTCCAACCTATAGGAGCGTCAAGACGCTCTGCAATAAGTTCATCTTTTGTAGGAATGTTAACTGTATTTTGATCAGCGCCTCGTGTTCGAGTAATACCAGCTTTTCTAAGTTGCCCTGTAGTCAGACGAGCAGAGTATGTCTGTGCGTTGCCAGCTCTAATTGCGTAGATGCCGTCTGGAAGATTAGCATCTCCTGAAACTTGCATAAGACCTGCAGTGTAATTTTCTCCAGCTCGCTGTGGTCTAACACCAACATAAGTACCAGAAGCTCTAGCAACAGAGCCGTCAGGCATACGGAAGTTAAAGTTAACACCACGTCCCATTTCAACCCAGCGGCCTTTACGGTCACGCCACTGTAGAGCTACGCGAGCTCTACGAGCTGCAGAAGAGTTGCCGCTACCAAATGCCGCGGTAATCGCCTCAAGAACATCAATCTTAAAGTAGCCAGGCACGAACTTCTTCGTTACCAGTAGACGTGAAAACGCATGTTCACGCTCAATCGAACCAGGCTCAGCCGCGTGGGCACTTGCAACAAGTGCGCGAACATTGTCGTTAACTGCAGAATCTGCAGCTAGCCACGTTGCGTATTTTTCACGATACTCAGCTGGAGTAAGTGAAGCGTTCAACGCTGAAAGAGGGTGACCCTGCATAAGAAGATCTGTATGCTTTGTACTGTTAGTGCTAAAGGTATTTGTTGCAGTAGAGATAAAGACGGCAACCTCGCGTAATGCTCCAGCCTCGCGAGACTCTAGACTTAAAGAGCTTAGTGATTCAAGGGCGCGATCCATAACTGTAAGCGCTGAGCGTGGAGTTACACGGCGTTCTTCACGGACACTAGCGTTAGACGCCTGTACGAGAGATAAAACCTTCTCGTGTAGAGTCTTATACTCCTTTACCTTTTTAGAAGGAGCTGCCTTGCGATTTTCACCGCGCTGGATCTTCTTATTTAACGGAGATTCCACTATGCTTTTTCCGATCTACGCTTTTTTGGCAAAAGGTCTGAGTCCTTACTATCGTACAGCTTTGTTGCAAGTGTGTATGCTCGCTCGAACGGCACCTCGCCGTCGCGAACACCGCGTAACCATGCACCGCGAAGTGCTGGAATGATGTCATAGCTAAGACCGGAGTACTCTGCCATAGAGTAGATAGCATGTTCAGGTGAGCCATACTCCTGCGCACTCTTAAGTGCAACCTGCAATAGCTCGTGTTGGATTACCGCTGCTTCGCCGCGAGAGGACTTAGGGTGAGCCTTAGGCAATAGATCATTGTCCTGCTTGTAATTAGGGTTGGCAGGAGAGCCAGACTTTAGAAGCTTAAGGAACGCGTTAACGCGAGCCATTGCCCACTGGTCACGAGTCTTACCTGGTCGATGACTAGACGAGAACGCACCTGAACCTCTACGGTAGACTGCCTTTAGCATTGGAAGAGTTGCTTTACGTCCAGCCTTTGCACTTTTATTGTGCTCCGCTACCTTGTTAGAAAGTGCTTGTTCTGTCTTCGCAGAGAAAACAATCTTCTTAGATCCAGCTGCAGATCCTGGCTTATTTTTCTTTGAGCCGTAGATGCGATCTTTCTTTGGAGCTTTGCGTGAGCTTGCCGCGGTAATAGGTCCGCCTGTTGCCCAGGCGTTGCACGTGCGAGACGCGGCGCACTTGAAATCTAATGCTTCGCAATATCCAAGCTCTGCTTGGTCAATTGCTGCGTCAGCATCAATTGCGCTAGAGTCGCCTTGCTCTAATCCTGTTGAGATGCAGTCAAGCATCTTTGGAGTACGAATAAAGAATACACAATTTCCGCAGACTGCTGTCTTTGCTTCATCGGCAGTTGTTTTCCACTTGTCAGCTTTTTCTTGCCAAAATTCTTCATTAGGCTCGTCTGGATTTAACGGGCCGTAACCAACGTTGTCAATCGCGTTTTGACGATTCTTTAAGTTAAGTTCAATATCCTGTGTAGCCTCTGGACACTCGTCTGTCTCTTCATCAACTGCAAATTCTGAGTCGTTCGACGCATCGACAGGTACGCAGTTGGGCACCATCTTTCCGCTCTTGCCCTTTTTCATTCCTACTTGCTTATATCCGTCCCAGCAAGGGCTCTTGTTTGCAAGCGTGGAAGTATCAACGGAGTCTAAAAGATCAATTGAAGCTGTAATCTGATCGTCTTCAACCTTAACTACTCCGTCAGGTATAACTGCAAAACGGCACTTGCCATCGTCTTCAATTGGTTGCTTAATAATCTTGCAAACGCCAGGACCTTCATAGAGCACACAGTTGATGCACTTAACACCAATTTCTTTATACTCATTTTCAGCCGCAGGAGTGTACCCTGCCCAGATGCCTGTCTCGTCTTCATTAAACTTTCCGTGCTTCTCTGCGATCTCTAACAGAGCTGCAGCAAGGTCTTGCTCTTCAGCAACGATAATTCCTGCCGCGGCAATAGCTTCGGCTTGCTCCTCTTGCAAAGAGAAAAGCATGTCAAACTCTTGAGAATCAAATTGTCCGTACTCTTCTGCAGATATGCACTGGGTGCACGCACAATCTGAGTCGCATAGGCAGTAACCTTTGTCTGATCCAGGGCATACACAACCGGCTTCTCCGCATAGCGGGCAACCGTCACGGTCATCCATAATCTGTTCAACGATAGGAGCATCTTCGTAAGGTGAGTCTGCTTCCTTATCTTCTATAACTACGCCATGCGCCTCGATATACATAACGACAGCGTCACCTAAGGCGTTGGCAATAGCATTAACAAGATCTGTCTTGTCAATCTTTGGTTGTTCCATTTTAGCTAGATGCCTTCCTGTAAAGCTGGTGGTAATTCTTCAGTGGCAGGCTCGGCAGGAGGGTTAGCCTGTGAAAGTAATTGGTCAATCTCTGGTGGAACTGGAGCAACGGAGTCTGCCTGTTGAGCTTGGCGAACACTCTCCATAACCTCAGGTGCGATAGCGCCAAGCATTGCCTGCGTAAGCTCTGGAGATATAGATCCCTTTTCAACAAGTAAACGAATTGCGATTTCCTTAGCGTCAGGAGCATCAGCCGCGGAGAAACCGTGGGCGCGACGCCATGTATCGTAGGAAACAGCCATGTTTGCAAAGCCGTCGTCAGCATCCTTAGCACGGTCATTACGTGTTGCAACCTGTGAAGGGTCATACCAAACAACGATGCGCTTAGCATCCTCTGCGGAGTAACCTGAAGCGATGAGCGCTGGTCGTAGGTAGACAACAGTTAACGCGTCAGCAATCAAAAGCATCAATGGTTCAATGTGCGCCTTATATAAGGCTTCGTCAATTTGAAGCGCGTTAGAGTACTTAACGTTTGCTAGGCCGGTAACAATATCCTTAGGAACGTCAAGTCCCTGGAGGATACGCTCGAGGACTCGATCTGACCGCTCTGCAAGTGCAGGGTCAAACGAACGTTCAAACTTAAACTGCTTAATTTTGTCGCCAAGCTCTGCTGGTCCACGAATAATAAGTGGTACAACAGCGCTGGCTGAATCTTCGTCACGAATCGGAGTTGTCATCGCATCCATGAGTTGATCTTCAAACTCGTCTGCTGCCTCCTCGGCAGTCATACCTGGATTAAGATTGTTCTCGTCATCATATGGATAGTCTGGGTCTGGAGACGCGGCAACAGATAGACCGTCTGGTAAGTATAAGGCTCCTGCGTTTAAGCGCGAGCGCGCAGTTGCGCGGAACGTGCGGTTGAGCAAAAGTAGCTCTGCGCAAAGATCTAGTAGACCGCGGATACTTGAGTCTGCTTCTTCAGAGTAGCGTGGGTGCGCTCTCCAGATGCGACCAACGAACGCGGAGTTAGGAAGCTTAAGCTCTCCTACGTTTCCGGAGTTGTTTCCGCGCGCCATATCACGGCGGGGCACGATTAAATAGTTATTGCGTGCGTCAACCTGTAGCTCGTCTGTAGAGCGAATATCCCAAGACTCTGGTATTCCGCTTCCCACTCGCGCTGGAGATTGGATAAGGTAGCACTCTCCCGTAACGGATAGGTTCAATGCCGCGTCCTTTAATAGACCAGCTTGCCCGCCGTACGCGGAGTCTAGGCGTCCTAGAACACGCTCTGCTGCAGACGCAAGTCGTTCGTCGATGACGTCGGAGTTGCGAACAGGGACAGGGCTTTCAGCAGGGTTGTCAACAACCGCTGCGTAAAGACGAATACGTGAAACAACAGATGCAACTAAATTAAAGGCGTACTTGATTTCACCGATGGCGTCGTAGTACTCCCACGCTTCACTCTGCCAGTCACTTGACTTGCCGTGACGGCGTTGCTTAAAGCGCTCAACCTCGCCCTTATCGTTAATTGGAATCTGAACCGCCGCGGCTGTGAGAGCGCGAGGGGCAGAGTAAGGAGCCGACTGGGCGTAGTTAGGGTTAGAGGTAATGTTGATAGAGCTTGGCGGAACGACACGAGAAGATTTAGGTTGCGCGCGGCGTTGAGCGCGAGATGGCTTTTCATTCTTGCTACTAAAGACTGCCACTACTTATTACTCCTCGTCATTGCCGTAACGGAACGCCAGATCATTCTTGATCTATACGCGCGGTTATTAGTCCAACTAAACCGGACAGGGCAAATATACACCCTACTAAGAAAGTGATACTTGGAAAAGCGGCGTAAAAAACCACAACCGGGAGCGCAACCCATAACGAGACGCACCAGTGACATGTAAAGAAGAAGCCCAGGTAGCTATCCTCGGGAGACTTCTTAGACCAGATGAGTTCTCTAACCGGAGAGAATATCTCGTCATAAACAAGTGCTCGGGTGACGCGGAAGACAAAGAATACTAGGACAATGAAGTGTAGTGCTGAGATGTTACTGAGGGCTGCTATACTTGTTGGCAAGTTGCTTATTGTTGTCATGTTATCTCTTCTTTCATTATTTGGTAAGGGCTCCAGGAGCGGAGCCGTGAACCGCAGTCGCAACCGCGGACGTACTTAAAGGCGATAACCTTTCCGGACTTGGTGATAAGCTGAGAATCTTGTCTTTTGTTTCCAGACCAGTTGAGCGTACGTATAACTTCCCTAAAGACCAGGCGCGGTCCGTCAGGATGATCCGCGGCAACAAGAACTATCTGGGTGGGAGGGGTAATGGAATCTTCCATAACTACAAGGCGTACTCGTGTGAAACTACGAGCGCCAGTTGGATTAGTAAGAGAAGAAGAAGAAGTAGAAGCTAAGGTAAAATCCTGAAATACATCAGGGGATGCAACTAGGATGGAAGCAGGGAAGATGTCATGACGGATCTTCATTGGGTTGCCTTATCCACGCGGCGTTTCATCGCGCGGTAGGTTACGCCGGACGCACGGGCAAGCTCTGACACGGTAACACCTTTATTGTAGAGAAGTCCTGCGATACTTGTAAGCTCGACATTCGCGGTGAAAGAAGAGGACGAAGGAGCGGTGCGGGCGCGATAGCGTCGCGCTAGCGGTGACAGTCTCGCGATACGCAACTGCTCGTCTAACGGTATCCCAGGTGAGGGCACACGCTTGCGTCGTGACTTTACTTTTTTAACGGGAGGCTTCGGGATAGGGAAACCTGCGGTGATAACTTCGCGCTCGGGCAATTCCTTAACAACCCACGAACGAATGGTGCTACGCCGCTTCTCGGGGATGAATCCATTAGCGATGGATTGTAACGACCAGCCTGCTTCGTTTAACTCCTGAACACGACGCCAGAGTTGCTCCTTGTGCAGTGTGGCGAGAAGTTCTTTCTCTGCCTGCGGAAGTTCTTGCGCCTTAGCCATGTGAATACAGTATCATCTTTCTGCGAAGACGTGTACACTTTTGCGGTCATAAGATGATGTACAAAACTAGCAGAAGCAGTACCTTTTGGTTAAATGGCTTGGACGTGAGAAATGGATATGCCATGAGTTTGGTGCTTCCAAAAACGTCTCCAACCGTTAAGCGCACTTACGAGTATTTGTTATGAAAAATAAAAAGTAAAAGTAATAGTAGCAATAATTATTATAAAAATAATAGTTCTTTGTCAGGTAGATAAAATGTTATGTAGTGTAGTAGTTGTAGTGACTATAGATCTTAGATGAGCTATACATATAGTAGATATAAAAAATAAACCCTGTGCAAGTAAATGCACAGGGCTTATTAGTTTAGTTAAAGATTAAACTATTGGAACTACATTCATGTCACCTTTAAAGATAGCAATGAACGTTGCTTCATCAATCATGCCATTAGGCTCAAAGCCTTTATCCTTTTGAAACTTCTCAATGGCTGTCTTAGTCTCATCGCCTAGCCAACCATCCTTGTCTGTCATAGCCTCGTTGTAGCCAAGCTCCGCGAGACGACGTTGTAGATGATGGACAGTTAAAGACTTGCGTGCTGCTGTATTCTTATACACACAGTTAGCTAAGTAAACCTCATCGGCGTCAGCGCCACTTACCGCAGCCTTAGGAGCTGAAGGAACTGAAGGAACTGGTGCTTCGATTACCGCAGGGGCTTCAACTACAAGAGCCTTGACAACAATGTCTTCGACTACAGGCGCTTCTATCTCTGCTTCAATAATGATCTCTTCTACAGGTTGTGCCTCTTCAGGCTGCACCGCAAATGAATCATCTTCGTGTTGGTCAATGTTAGTAATATCTTCGCTCATAGGTACACTATAATCCTTAGATAAAACTACGACTTTGACGATGGGAACTTAGGGAGCCACCTTGTAAGGGAAGGCTCCGCAGGATCACCGTCATAGGCATTAGGACCTAAGCCCCATGAACCCCAGTCAGTTCCTTGGGCTGTCATGTAGTAGGCTGCCTTAGCATTAGCAACTGGGTCAAGCAACGCCGCATCATTATCAATGCCAAACTTTGCACGACGATCAGAGCCTAATGAGCCAATCATGTTTATTTGGAATAGCCCGTATGAGTTATCTCCAGTACTGGCTGTCTTATTGTGGGACGTAGGGTGCCCACGAGATTCTTTCATAACAGTAGCCCAGGCAAGTTTAAGTGCCTTACCTTCGAAGCCTACCGCTTGCAATAGTTCAACTAACTCTGCGTCAGTTAATACCTTTGCGTTCTTGTACTTAACCAGTGGGTCGGTAGTGATTACCGCAACAACTGGTTTTGCTTTTACCGCTACAGTGTCATCAGCTGTGCTGGACGACGCCATAACGATTGAGAATGTGCCGATTGTTAGTGCCAATACATAGGCCGCTGTCGACATTGCTAGTCCACGTAATGTGAGGTTTTGCAACGCTAGTTCGCCTCCTTAGGTCGGGGATGGGACAACCCATTGAAGTTCCAATGAGCTTCTTGCTACCGCTATGCTTCTCAAGCTTACGCTTGTCCTCTACCGCTTGCACAGGGGCGGAGATAAGAAGGGATAACATTGTTAGTCCTTTCGTCTCTCCGTAGTAGGCTGTTTGCCTGGTGTTAACTATACCATAAACAGTAGCCTAAAGGCTATTTTTTGTTTTGTTTCTTGGCATCTCTTTTAGCTTCAGCTCGTTCAAGTGCAGCCTTTGCCTTTTGCTCTAGTACTTCAAGTACGTTAAGGAACGTAGACTCAAAGAGCTCCTGCCGCTGTACTCTACGATAACCAAGTGGGGCGATGTCTCTTCCCCAGTCATCATCTTCCTCGTCATTGATGTAGACGTTTACAGCGTTAGAACCACAGCCGCAATTGCTGCACCCACAGGTAGACCTATCAGAAGCTCCCTCGTTTGAAGGAGCCTCTGATGGAAGGTCTGCTACACTGTCTGTGCTAGACACGCTGATGCAATAGCGCCAAGCCCTAAGGCTAACACTAAGCTTCCATTATCTGTATATAGCGAGGTAACGATGGCTAAAGCCGCTAGCACCGCTGATGCTACCGCAGGCCAGATTAAGTTACTCACGAGTACGCGTAGGTTGGCTAACATTACTTAGCCTTACGAGTCTTTCCCTTTAGGCGATCTGATGTATTACGAATATCAGCACCAGCCTCAGCGATAAGCTTGCGAGCCTTGCCGTATGTAACACCAAGTTCTGATGCTACTTCTACTACTGACTTACCAGCTGTATACAGCTCTGCTGCCTTTGTTGGGGTTGCAGTCTCTGTTGACATTGTCGTTCCTCTCTTCATTCTCTGTAGTCGTGCTGTAGTACTTCAGCCTATGAACGCACGATTAGCTCGTAGGCTTATTTGAGTAGTTTTTGGTACTGCTCAAGATTTAGGTTTGTTTTGTTTTT